CGCTAATTAAAGCGAACTCATGTGACCGGCCGTCCTGGTCCAGGTGTTGGAACTCTTGTTCTGTACCTGCCGCATTCTTTATCTCGTTCGTGTTAAGTGTATTACTTAGCATGCTTATGTAGTTTATAGTGGATATCCACTCGAATGGGTACTACCCATTCTATTTGCGGCGTCTACGTCGGCTTAATACCAACGCGGCGCCCAGACTGAATTCCGTAGGACTCAGCCCGCTCGTTGCAAACGAGCCGGTCGATGGATAACCAACAGAACGTCGATAAGACGTTTCATTAGTTACACATACGAGCTTCTTAGAGGGAGTTGGGAAACTAGCTCCGGGCCACGCATCTCCTACTTTCGTAGAGAGATGGATAGTCCGGTTCCGTTTCACAGTCCATAAGAAGTCTATTATGTTTATCTGCGGTTCCATGTTAGAAACTTTGAATTGATCCAGCCATGAACTTACGTTTATGACCCAATCAATTACAAAGGTCCAGGGAATAGCATTCCAGATAATTGAGGGGTTAATATTAACCCCAAAACTATCTAATAATGCTAAAATGCGAGCATGCTCGCGCTGGTATGAAGTAAAATTGTAATTAAACTTCATTTCTGCATGGAACCAGGACGATGAGTTAAAAACCTGACGCGTTGCTGATGTCGTGTAGCTATAATGCTGGCCTTCCATGATCCAAGGATCATAAGAAGAGCTAGAATTAACTGCACGTTCATCTTCTGGCACATCAGGGAACTCATTCCAATAAAAGGCAAAATGCCTTTTTTGGGGTTGTCCTTCACGAGCAATGAGATCGTTTATACGTTTCTCAAGCTTGTGCATCCCGGAATAAATTCCGGAGATGTCAGATAACAAAGGCTGAAGGTTGAACTTGAGTTGCAAGTAACTATCAGCCGATGTACGGGTCAACTCACTCGTAACTTGTTTGAATGTCTTAAAGACATTCTTAGCGGACTTAACTATGCCAACTTTGGCAAAAGTTTTGTACGCAGTTCTGAGTGTCTGTGGTAAGGAAACGAAGTCCTTTAACTCTATTGCAGAATTAATAAGACTGAGTTCCTTCTTGAGACCTGGAATCATTGAGCGTAAAGCTCTTTGAATCAAGGCATCAAGAGTAGCTGGTGCAGGTACGAAACCTCCATCAACTCTCTTATCATAGAATATAGGCAAATTCGAATTGAATTTGCCTAGTGGCCCGAAGTAACTATTGCTGGGTAACCCGAAGAAGGGATCGCTATGCTCGGACATGTATGAGTATAAATACCCAAATTCACGTCCGTGCGGTACGATCGAGTGAGACATAGTTGGTATAGTCGATGAGAGTTTGTAATTCTCAAAAGACTTCCATTTACGTCTACTTCCTTCATCATTCGGAGTGACTTCTTGGTAGAACTCTTGGTAGGGTTCTTTCCAGTCGTCTTGCTCGAATGACTCAGGCCAAACAAGGTTCGCAGAGCCACCATTAGCTTTACAGCTCCTGGTGACAAACGAACCCGGGTGATACCTAGAGGTTGTTACAGTTAACATAACAGGTGGGGTTAAACATAGTTTAACATGAGGTGTGCACCAACAGGG